TCAGACTCGATTTTACCGTAGTCCTGATGGTGGAAACGGAACTGTATCGTGGAGTCAGTGACCTTGTAATTCATGATCGGCTGCAGCCACTTTCTGATGTCTTCCAATGCAGACTGGCGTAGCTGCTGAGCAGTGTTACGGACCACGACGAAGCGGGTTCTGCGCACGCCCTGTGCGTCTGGGTGTTCCTCCAGCATTCGGCGAGCAAGTTCCATCACGTTGCCGGTCGTTTTGCCAGAACCGTAAGGCCCTACGATGAGACGGACTTCATGCTTGTCGTCCAGCATCATTTTGCTAATGGTTGGCGGGGCGGTGTAGCTGATTACTGGGCTATTCATTTTCGAGCACCGGCATTGAGGTACCCGAGAGAGTAACGCCCTTCTTTTCCTGCCCAATGTTTATCTGGAGAACGAATCCCCCGCCACTGGGGCCAGCTACGGAGTCCTTGTTTTTGCGCCCGGTAATGGACTCTATTTGTTTGATGGCTTCGATTCTAACCGATGGGGCGAAGGTGGCGTTGTGTGCAATTTGGTCAAGCACCGGGAGGGAATCTTCGAGAAGGATTTCAGCTTTTTTGGTTATGCGCTGACCGGCGTTCATGTCGCCAGCCCACGTTTGGATAGCTTCGGCCACCATCCCCCGGAAAGCCGGGTTTTCTCGCAGGATTTCCCATTGTTCTTCGGTAATCCCGTAGCGTTCCTTTACTCCCTCTGCATCTGACAGCCCACTGGCTAATTCAGCGGCTATTTGTGCCCTGAGGTCGTCTAGCTTGAGGGCCACGCCGGTCCCCATGACTGCGACTTCTGTGTCCATTACTGGACTCCTGTTGGGTATGTTGACGGCGGTAGTGTAAAGTAGTATTCACCCGTCTGAACTAGGGGTTTCTTCACAATGGCAGATCAAGCTCTCCCAAGGCCGGGTGGTGGCGGTACGATGCTTCGTGTCGTTTCTAACACCGATATGGTGCAGAACGAGCAGGCCAACGCTAATGCTGATATCCCTAATGAGGAGATTGTTACACAAGCCCTCGCTGCGCATATCAAGACTCGTATGCAGGAGATGCGGGACTTCAGGAATTCCTACGGCGGGGCAGAAAAGTTACTTGATGCGCTTCGTACTTTCCGGGGTGAGTATTCTCCACAGAAGCTTGCTGAGATCAAGAAGTTCAACGGCAGTGAGGTTTACGCTCGAATATCCTCCTCCAAGTGCCGTGGGGCGACCGCCCTCCTTCGTGACGTGTACCTCGGGCCTGAGCGTCCTTGGTCGATAAGCTCAACACCAGTTCCTGAAGTCCCCGGCGACATTGAGACCGCGATTTTTGAACTCGTTCAAACTGAGGTCCTGAAGCTGCAACAGGCGGGACAAGAAGTAGACCCACAGATGGTTGAGGACCGGGTGACTATGCTTCGCGTTGCTGCTAGTAAGGCTGCGCAGAAGCAAGCCAAAGAGGAAACCAAGAAAGCGGCTGACCAGATGCACGATATTCTGGTGCAGGGGAAGTTCTACACTGCTCTTGCTGAGTTCTTAACTGACCTGCCGATTTTCCATTACGCCTGCATCAAGGGGCCTGTTGTTCGCAACACCCCTGTAATCAAGTGGCAAGAAAATAAACCCGTAAAGACCGTCACCCCCCGGATGTTCTGGTACCGGGTTTCCCCATTTGATTTGTACTGGTCTTCAACTGCCACTTGCCCAGAAGAGGCAGAGTTCATTGAACGTATTCGATTGTCGCGTGCTGACCTTCTCGCGGTGAAAGGTCTCCCCGGCTACAACACAAAGGCTATCGACGCGGTCCTTACAGAGTTCTACAACAAAGGGCTACGGGAATGGTGGGATGCCACTGACCAACAGCGGGCCAACTTGGAAAACCGGGAGCAGTGGTTCGGTACGACAACCTCTGGGTTGATGGACACCGCCGAGTACACTGGGTCAGCCTCTGGTACGACTCTGCTGGATTGGGGGATGACAGAACAAGAGATTCCAGACCCTCTGCAGGAGTACCGTATTCAAGCGTGGCTGGTTGACCGCCACGTCATTAAAGTCCAGCTTATCCCAACCCCCAGCCAGTTCCCTCCCTACTTCATTACCAGCTACCAGAAGATTCCCGGCAGTATGGTTGGTGAGGGGCTTCCTGAAATTCTCGACGATATCCAGCAGATTTCCAACGCCGCTGCGCGAGCATTGGTGAACAACCTTGGTATTGCCTCGGGACCACAAGTTGTCATCAATGATGAGGTCACGCAGCCGGGCGAGGACGATTCGCTGTACCCGTGGAAGCGCTGGCATGTGAACTATGACCCGATGATTACCGGCTCTCAGAAGCCGATTGACTTCTACCAGCCTAACTCTAACGCCGATGTCTTGCTGCAGGTGATTGAGAAGTTCTCGGCCCTTGGCGATGAAGTGAGCGCCCTGCCTCGGTACATGCTGGGCAACGAGAAGGTTGGCGGCGCTGGCCGCACGGCATCTGGCTTGGCGATGTTGATGGGCAATGCTGGTAAGACTCTCCAGAATGTCGCTGCAACAATTGACCGGGAAGTCATCCACCCTGCTCTCGCGCAGTTGTACGAAATGATTATGCTCACCATGCCCGGCATGTTTAAGGGGGATGAGGAGATCATGGTTAAGGGCGTCAATTACGCTACCAAGCGTGAGCAGGATCGGATGCGTCAGCTTGAGTTCCTGCAACTCACAGGCAACCCCATTGATATGCAGATCATTGGAGTCCCCGGTCGCGCCAACATCCTGCGGTCTATTTCTAGCCAGTTGGGGATGGACCACGAGGACGTTGTTCCTGATGACAAGGCCCTCGCGGAGCAGATGGCGGCGCAGCAGGCACAAGCAGCGCAACAGGCTCAGGGTGTGGGCCAGCCTACGCCTGCTAAACAGGAAGAGGGCAAGCCTCCTGTCAAGAAGGGCGATGGGCCTCCCGGCTCTCAAGGTAATCAACAGCCTAAACCGAAGGAAGAGCGGGCACCGCCAGAGGCAGCGCGTGAGCAGATTGAAGGACAAACTTCTAACAATGCCACGGGCAGGCCGGGCATGAGGGCTGGTGGGTAATGGTTCGTAGAGTTCACACTTATTCGGACGGCGGGCCAGTCCATCAACCCAAATGGACCCCCAAGTACAAGGCCGAGCTTGACGCGAAAGCTGCCGCTGAAAAAGCTGCGGAACCGGCTCGCGCTGCTAAGGCCGCTGCGGGTGAGGCGAGGATGAATAAAGCACTTGCAGATATGCGGGTGAAGAACAAGGAGCGGGCGACTGTTGACAGGCGCGCTGCCGCTCGGATGCGGGCTAATAAAGCCCCTACACGACAGACCACCAATGCCGCTGCCAGATACGCCAGCAAGACTGCTCGTGCCGCTGGCCCTGCTGTTTCTGCTGCTGAGGCTACTGCTGGTCGAGTCGCGCTTCGCGCTGGTGCGGTGGGCCTTGCAGGGGCCGCTGGCTACGCTGCCGGAAAGTACGCCAATGACAAGCTGAAGATTTCCGACAAGATCGTGGACGCTATCTCACCAAAATATGACCCTAACGCTAAGGAGAAGTGATTGTGAAGAAAGCCAATCCGTTCGCCAAGAAGGGCGGCTACGAAGACAGCGCGATGGACATGAAAGAAGACAAGAAGGGCGGCAAGAAGGGCAAATTTGTGCCATTCAAGAAGGGTGGCAAGAAATCCACCAGAGGGAGGTAACGTGGTTAGGAAAGTAACAAAATACAGCGATGGCGGCGACGTCGAGTACGAAAAGCCGACCTATTGGGGGGCGGTGAAAGACCGGGTTAAAGGGCTTGGCCCCAGCAGCGGGCGGGAGGTTCTTGGGACTGGTGCACCGGGTAGTGCTGCAGACAAGATCGCGGCCCACAAGGCAAGCATTGACGACAAAGTTACCAAGATAGAGCGTGGCTACAAGAATGGCGGCGTGGTGCCCAACGGCAAATACCGCTAGACTACTAACCAAACACCTGTCAGGAGAGACTAACATGGCGAAGGCACAGACTGTGACAATGGACCGGGGCAAGTTCCTCGGGGACTCGGCGGGCAACCGCAATATCAACCACAACATGACCCAGATGAATATTGGTGGTTCGGGCGAGTCGCACGGCACCGTGACCCCAACGGAATACTGTGGTCCTACCAAGGGCAACACTGACGTCCCACCGGATCGCACTACTGGTTATGTTTCTGGGAAGGGCGCTGGCAAGAATAAAGCTGGCGGCATGGGCTACTAAGGAGGCACGTATGGCAAGCGCAACTCTGAAAAAAGACTGGGCTACTCGTGCGAACGGAGTAGTCGGACCTACGATTGTCGCTCACAGCGTGCCTGTGGCCCCGTCGCCTCCGGTTGTTGATGAGGACCTTCTTTTTGAAGATGAATCTGATTCGGACGAAGACTTCGACATTGAAGACTGACTCTTGTGGTAAAGCTCAATGATAAACAAGCGCAAGCAATTACGAATCTCCGGGGTAACTCGAATTTTCGGGTATTCGTGGAGATGCTTAACACCATGATTGATGAAGAGCTAC